GAAACCGCAAGCAGAATTAATTTTAGAACTTCTGAAATACCTAAAAAGGGGTATTAACAGAAGATTCTGTTTTGCGAGTAATGAGAATGAATTTAATAGAATGCTACAAATAAGGCAACAAATACTTTCCTTAAATACTCGTGGTAATAAAATTGGGAATGAGGGGCGTGTCCCAGAAGTCTAAGTTCTTTTTGGGATTTCTACTTAGGTATTGAAAAAGAAATCCCAGGGAGGGAACGCCCCCTCCCTAAGAAAGGAGGTATCTATGGCTATTACCCATTTTGGTAGAGATAATTCTACTGCTGCACATCAAAATGATATGAATGTAAAACAGGGTGGGATAGCGGCTTGTGCAGAAGCAGAAGCAAACAAACCTGGTCTTCTGAGATTAGATGCTGTTAATGATGCAGGAACGATTACGAGCTATTACTTATGGGTTGATTCTAATGGAAAATTAAGAATTTACAATGCTATTCCTACAGACCAAGATAGTGATGGAACAGTAGTAGGAACACAATCATAAATAGATGTTTGAAAATCTTTATAATAATTATGAACAGCATTTAGGATTTACTGACTTTAGAGAGAAAGTAATTCTTGATATTGGAGCAGATGTAGGAACAACTGCTGAATACTTTTTCTCTAAAGGAGCAAAAAAGGTTTATGCTGTAGATATAAAGTTCCCTAAATCTGTAAAAGAGCATTTAAAGAAGTTCTTTACCAAAGAAGTAGAGCTAATTGAATTAGAAATTCGTGGTGCAGATGATTTTACTTGGCTTTTAGCTACTTTTGGAGAGAAAGTAGACATTGTAAAGATTGATATTGAAGGACGAGAAATACATTTAGCTTATGTTCCCAGTGAGATATTTAGAATTGTTTCAGAATATATTATTGAATGTCATTCGCTAAATATTAAAAAACTGCTAATTGAAAAACTGGAAAAGAATGGGTATAAGCATGAAGTTATAAAAGAAGCTATTTTTGCCAAAGCATAAGGAGGTGATGGTATATATGCCAGATAGGAAAGTCATTAAATTGGCTGTGCCGTCTGGCATAGGTTGAGGAGACTTTATCTGGATTTGGATTAAGCTTTCTACTATTCATGATATTCAATGGGAAGTTTATATTCCTGATGAATATCCTCGTCGAACAAAAGAATTTTGTGATTTACTGCCTAACTGTGTAGCTAAGTATGGAAAACATACCTATCAAGATATTTTATTCCAGCAAAGAAGATATTATCCATTAAGAACCTGGCAAAATTATTTAGATGCTTTTGGAGAGGATATAATCTACATTGAAGCTAATAAGCATTTAGAGAAAGGCTTACCTCTTAAAGATTGGCTTCCTGATTTAGAACCCAACTATCATTTTAAAATAAATCTTAATGAACCTCAAATAAATATCAAATTTAATAAACCTACTTTTGGGTTTCATACGGCAAGTATACAAGGAATCCGTAATTGGAATGCTTGGATGCCTGAAAGATGGGTTGAATTTTTACAGCTTGTACATAAAGAATTCCCCGACTTTGAGTTTGTAGCTTTAGGAGGGATTTGGGATATAGATACAATTCAAGAAATCAAAGGTTTATTACCTGAAACTTTTCCGCTCATTGATTTAGTAGGAAAGACAAATATTTCTGATTGTATTAGGATTTTAGATACTTTGGATTACTATATAGGTTTTTCTTCAGGATTAAATTGCATAAGAAATGTCTTAAATAAACCTTGTGCGGTTATGTGGCCCAAACATCAGAAAGCTTTAATGTATTCTCATCCTGACCCTGAAACTATAGAAAGAAGAGATTATATTGCTTTTATTTATGATGAACCAGAAAGAGTATTTAATAGAATTAAATCAAAATTAAGAGAAGTTCTATATTTAAAAATTCCTAACGGAGTGATGGTATAATGGGTATAGAAGATATTAAAGAAACTGTGGCAAAGTATAGATGTGATAGATGTTATAAAGCACGGTTAGTAGAGGAACTTATTGAAGACCCAGCTACTCCAGGGTTATTAGTTTGTCCTGAATGTGCAGACAAGTTAGGATTTGAGGAGATGAAAGCAGAATCTCCCAAAGTGTCAAAACACTATTTTAAAACTTAAGGAGGTGAATAATGGAAAAAGTTCAGTATTTAAGAGCTACTACCAGTCAGAATTTAGCGAGTGCAGCGTTAAGTTATACTACATCTTTTGGTTGTAATTTTAGGCTCTGTCAAGTTTTATTAAAAGCAAGCACTAACATTACGGAGACTATTACTGTAGTTTTTGATAGTAAGGAAGGTTCAAATTATGATGTAGTTTTAGACTCTACTTCTTTAACTGCAGCACAGAACTATGTTTTTAGACCTACAGGACAATGTATTTTTATGGATGGGGATGAAGTAAAGGTTACTTGCACAAATGCAAATCTTACAGGAACAGTTTATGTAACGATAATTGCTGAGCCTTTTGGTAAACAACCATAAAGTTTAAGGAGGAAAAATGGCAAAATTAGATATTTCTAAAGATGTTAAGAAAAATAAAATAAATATTTATGAAATAGAAGCAAAAAAAAAGAAAGGAGGTGAAAAATGGGAAGAACTCGTAGTGAAGGAGCAAGGGGATATGTAGATTCTCGCAGACCTCCTCGCTTATCGGAAGCAGAGCGAGAAAGAAGGGCAAAAAGAGCTCGAGAGGTTTTAGTTCCTGCGGCAGAGCGTTGGGTAGGAAAGGTAGGTTTTGAAGAAGCAGAAGCAGCTTTAGAGAGACATAAAGACCATATTACTGACCCTAAGAGATTAGCAGGTTGGTTGAGATGGTCTCCTATAGCAGTAAAGATGCGTGGGTCTCCTGCAGAAAAAAGAAAAAGAAGGAGGAAAGAATAATGATAAGGAAAACAGCGCAAGGATATGTAGTATATAGCGAAAAAGGAAAGCGCTTATCCAGACCTTACAAAACAAAAGCTGAAGCGGTTCGCAGATTGAGACAGATAGAATACTTTAAACATAAGAAAAAATAATCATAGTGCAAGAGGTTGCGCTATGGAAGATAATTTATTGATTAAGCACTGTCCGAAGTGTAAGTCGGAGAATATTAAAATTTATTGGGAGAGACAACCTTTAGAGAGGTATTTAGCTTGTGCAGATTGTGGATTTAAGGCAAAATATCCTGTGACTATAACTGAAATAAAAAATTGGGGGACGCAATGGCTGGAGTAGGGATACCTTTAGATTTATGGGAATATTTAAGAGGTGGGATAGCTTATGTAGAAAGCTCTGGTGGAAAAGTTCCCTATTCTTATGTTCATCCAGGAGGAGTGGCTTATGGACCTTTAGGATTAACTGCAAAAGCTTTTGAGGATGTGCAAAGGATATTTCCTGAATATAAAAGATACAAATGGGAAGATATAATCAGAAATCCAAACTTATATGAAGATGTAGCTAAAAAATATGCAGATATAATTTCTCGTTTATATTTGCATTTAAGTTATACATTACCTCGTGAAGAGATAATGAAGATTTTAGGAGAGGCTTGGCGTGGACCAATAGCTTACAAAAAAGGAACATTAACTCCTCTTCCGCAAAGAACGAGGAGTTTAGAAGAATATATTAGAAAATACAGGAGAAGATAAAATGACTTCTCAGGAAATTATCGCTCAAGTAAAAGCAAATTTAAATAGAGAAGATGCTACAACTTCTTTAGTTCTCCAATGGCTTAATAATAGACAAAAACAGATATGCAATATAGATAATTTCTCCTTTATGGAAGCAACTGCTTCGGCTTCTACAGTTGCAAATCAGCAAAGTTATACCTTACCTTCTGACTATAAAGATGAATTGCATATCTGGTTAGAGAGCGAAAATATAAAATATTATTTAGTTAAATGGGTAGGCTCAGAAGCAGAGCGCTCTTATACTCAAACAGATAAAACAGGCAGACCTACAAACTATTGGATATGGGATAATGCTTATTGGCTTTATCCTATCCCTGATGGGGTATATACTTTAAAACTCAAATATTACGAATATTTACCAGATTTAACTGATACTGCAGTTGAAGAAAATGACCTTTGTAAATATTGGGCAGATTTGCTTATATACGGAGCAACTGCAGAAGGATTTCATTACTTTCAACAACCAGATAAGACAGCTGAATGGGAGCAAAAATATAATAATGAGTTAGTAAAGCTTATGCGTAGAGAAGGAAAGAAAAGATATACATTTTACAGTCCTCGCTTGAGGTTAAGGATAAAATAGGAGTATATTGCTATGGACCCAATTAGAAACTTTGCTTTTGGAACTTTAGTATCTGGTATTTCCAATACTGATACAACTTTAATAATTTCTGATAGTGATGCAAGTAAATTTCCTAATCCCAATACCGATGGTGCTTTCAATGTTGTAGTTTTTAATTCTACAGATTATTCTAATCCTGCTCAAGACCCAGATGTAGAGATAGTCAGAGTAACTGCTTCGTCAAGTTCAGGTGGAAATACGACTTACACGATTACAAGAGCACAAGAAGGGACTACTGCTAAAAATCATAATACTTCAGGGAAGACATATAGAATAATTCTTGCTCCTACAAAGAAGACGATAGATGATATAAAAACTTATGTAGATAAAAAGACTTATATCAAAGATGCTGATGCCGATACTTCTTTAGATGTAGAGGAAACCTCTGACGCCGATACCATCGTCGGTAAAGTTAGTGGGGTTGAGTGTTTAAGGTTTCATAGTAATGGGATTTTAGATTTAGCAAAGCAAAGTGCAGTCAGTGTAACTTCTACTGCAATTCAAACAATCCCTTCAGGAACTTGGACTAAAAAAGTTTATAATTCAGAAATAAGAGATATACAAAACGAATTTGATAGTTCAATCAATTATAGATGGACTGCTACTAAACCAGGAGTATATTTATTTTACGCATTTCAAAGAATAAGTTGTAATGATGGGAATACTCTAATGATAAGATTGAATAAAAATGGATATGCAGTAGGATATGCTTGGACAACAGCAGGTGCAACATCAACAGAAAATACAGTTCAATTGCTGGTTTCTCCAACAGTTTCAGCAGGAGATTACTTTGAAGTAGAAGTATATCAGAATTCAGGCTCAAACCAGAATGCTTATGAAACTGAAGTCAATTGCAGATTTATAATCGTAAAAATAGCTTAACAGGAGGTAAAAATGGGACAATATATCATTAATCTCACCGAAAAAGAAGAGAAAGGCTTTGCTTACAGATATGATTTCTATCCAGGAGTGGATTGAGAATGATTAATAGAAAACATACAGAAGAAACAAAAAGAAAAATAAGTTTAAGCCATTTAGGAAGTAAAAATCAATTTGAAAGGAGGTTCAGTTATGCAAGAAATTATTAAGGATGGGATAAAAAAGTATCAAATAATATTAGAGATTACTGAAGAAGAAAAGAAAGCACTTGAAACAGATATGATTAGTATTGATGAATGGTGTTCAAATGCTCTATCAAATAAAATTCGTCAGATTATAGACCAAATTGTAGAACAATCAGGAGAAGGTTCAAAGTTTACTCCACCTGAAAAGAAGATTCAGATTATTAGAAAACTAATTGCTGAAAATTCTCCATTGTTAAAATCTGCAATAGAAAAACAAAGAGAATTTGAAAAGAAATTAGAGAAAGGGAGCATCTAAAATGTATGGTAGTTTTTCGTATGGAAGCACAAGTTACGGTGGAGAAGTAGGAAGAGTTGAAAAATTTATATTATTCACAGAGAGTTTATTTCTTTCTGAGC